ATCGGCTATTTGTTGATCAGATCCTACGTTAATAAAGATAGCACCTGGTACTGCTTCGTCGAGGAAGGTTTTATATGCTTTCCCATCGTATGTTGCAGTAGTATTGAATTGTGGCGGATGGTCGGCCGACTGATAGAAAGTTCTGTGGTATCCAGTAACTTTTCCTGTGCCTTTTTCGCCATCTTTAACATTCCTGGCGACGGCGACTCCCCTAGCTTTTGCATGCGGCCATCCTATTTGTAATGCTCTAATCATTGTGCCTGTTGACACGGCACAGTAAAATTCTGTTGGTTCTCCATGGAACACCTCGTGCTCTGCACACATATTGACAAGGCCAGCTGTAACTTCAGGAGTGTTAGCTAAACCAAAAGGTAATGCAACACCTCCAAATTCTTCTGCCCACTTGCGAATCCATCCATTTAAACATGGCATCGCAGGTATTTTAACAAATCGAAGATCACAACCTTCGTATGCCAGGACTACTGCTTGGTGTTCGGTTACTTGTTTTGATGCTCCTGCAAAAAAGACAGCTTGTTTATTATATGCCTCACATAACATTGCAATGGCTTCTGGCGCATGACCAACCCGTGGAGCGGCATATCCGACCAGATCTGCATCCAATTCTGCGATGAACTTTTCCGCTCCATAGGCTTTAAGTCCGCATGGTCCTTTTGCAAAATCAAGAATGAAAATATCATCACGCTCAGGAGCAGGATAAAATTTCGGAAGCGGGAGTTTACTTTTAAACTCGCCATACATTTCGAGATAATAGGAACGTGCGTCATGAATATTCATCCCCTCAGGTATATCTTTATTGTTATTGGAGGATGTGACCTCATATTTCGCTGCTAGTTCCATCCTAAAATACTCCGATAATTTTTAGGGGCAATATGAACAGAACTACTCAATTCCATGATTTCTTTTTCGTATTTCTTTGGATCCATATCATACCATGATTCAGGAGGACTTACCGTATCGAAATCCACATAGCCGTCGAGTTGATCTATGAATCTCATTGTAAAATCTCTGCGATCTTCTGCAGAACCATAGAAAGGAGATCCGTCATAATGCCCGGTCTTAGGAATATTCCGGACCTCCGTTTCTACAGGAACAGGGAAACACACATTAATTGCTGTTTCAAAATGATCTTGGGCTTTAATCACTTCTTCTGCGTAAGTGTTGGCAAATTCTTTTGGATTAACATCATGACGAAACACGTGATGACGAATATCAATAGAACCTAAGCATAAGTCCAGTTCAATACCTGGTCCACCATTGTCATTGATAAAATCAATTAAACCTGAATGAATAACTGAATAAAGAGTTTTACCGTTATGACGAATGATCTTTTGATCTGGCAATGAAAAAGCTAAGGTGTGACTATCACCGAGAATCTTCTTTTTGAGATCCAGCTTTTCCATTGTCAGAGTCGTACAAGAATCTAACATCTCTTCGATCATATCAACCATTTTCTGATCTAACATTTCCGAAGTTGTTTTAGCTCCTATACGTTTCTGTATTTGTGTTTCGTAGTTGCAGTCAAAAATACTCCAATCTAAGGATACGATTTTCATGTCGAATTTTTTAAAGCCTACTAACATCGCAATACAGCGTTCGACAACCTCATCATCAAATCCACCGAAGAGGTTTAAAGAACCGGAGAAATTAACCCCGTGATCAAGATATACGGTCTTGTAATCAATGGGATTAGTTTTCTTAGTTCCAATCGTTGCGTCAAGCCGTTGGGCCCAAAGCATCGCCCATCCTCTGACATGGGACTTTTCAGATAGAGGGATGGGAGTAAATGGATTATATATTAATGAAGTCGTCATAAACTTAGCCTAAAATAAAATTTAGCATATGTAAACTAAAAATTAGTTTTTATTTTGTTCAATGTACTCATCTATAAGGTGGAAGTGTCTTTCATACACATGAAGGCTACCCGCATTCCAATACAAATTTCCTTTTGTAAGCTCTGGATAATAAACTTGAAGAATCTTCAGAGCCTCATCAAAAACAAAGTCGTGCCATGCTCGGTCGTTCTTATAGCCAAACACTGCATCATTTGAACGCATATTAACAATATAGTGCAAACGATTGTTGCGAATCATAAGTTGGGTGGAATATGTGCACATGAAGTCACGCATTCCGTCTCTAATAGCATCAGCATGCATTGTTGGTCGAATATATACCATAACTGCTTGACGTGATTTAGGATCATCTATAAGCGCTCCTACGGCCATATCGAACTGGTTTTCATTAGCATCTGAATATATGCACCAGCCGTAGTTCGAATTGATCTCACCTTTAAATGAAGCAATATCTTTCCAAATACCTGGTATTGGCTCAGGTATATCAGCCACACTTAAACTTTGAGAAAGGTACCATTCGATCTCACGTTCAATATAATCTTTGCTTAGTTTACCAAAGATGCTTTCTTCGTTAGAAACAAATGAGGCATTGACAATTTCGTATGTGCCGTTCTCAGATAAAATGTTATTTTTACGTAAGAAAGCAAATTCGTCTCTTACATTTGTTACATTATTTGATTGTAGCATTGTTCTCCTCCTTCATCCAGTCTTCTAATAATTTCGCATAACCGATAATATCGTGGACATTATCTTCATACATGTTATCGCCGTTGACCATACGAGCAATCTTATGAAATATCATGTGCATTGCTTCTTTATGTTCGGCTTTAAGAGTATCGGCCGTTTGCCCTGTTAAAGCAAGATCCATTAAACCTTGTGTGATTTTAGCATTCATGTCAAAATCACCGTAACGAGATCCTCGCTCTTTTAGTGTATTCTGGATATTGTCAGTCATTATTCTTCTCCTACCAGGTCGTTTAAATAAGCAGGCTTAAAACCTTCAGGTTTTACGAGATCTAATTGGAATTGACCTCGCTTTTGATTAGGGCCTAACTCTTTCATCATATTAGCAACCATGACTCGGGTAAAGGCCTCTTCAAATACGTGTAACATCCCCTGGCGTTCAGCTGTGCCAAGGGCAAAAACGACTAGATCTACGAGAGCATCTAACTCATCAGCTTTAGTCGTAGAGTCTTTATATTCATCTAGTTCTTCTTGCATTGCTTCAATACGAAACTCTTTTTCACGAGGGCTGAAATCAACTTTGTCAGGAGTAATTCCGAACTTCTCATGCATCTTACGAATAAGGAGACACATACCTTGTAATTGATACACGGGTTGCATCTGTATATTCTTTTTAAATTGCTCCCAACTCAATCCTGGATAAACACGTTTGTGAATATCTCGACACTCTTCTTCAGTGTGTAAGAAGTCACCGTTATCATATTTTGGTAGTAAGTATTCCATTTTATTCTCCTTAAAAGTCTGTTAATCCTAATGTGTCTAAAATATCTAATGATTCGTTATAATAAGCTTCGTAGTCTATGTCATCAACCATTCCATCCAATTCCATAATAGGTCTTGCACCGTCTGATTTTGCGACCTTGTTATGATTACCTTGCTTATTTACTTTTTTGTAAATGATCTCTTCGCCTTTGGTAGACCATATCCACCTCACCACACGGCCGAGATACTCTCCTCGCCACAAAGCTCCTCCTGTAACAGAACGCACTGTAAGAAATTGAGTTATATCCTGGCATTCGTCAATTGTTTCGTAGATCGATTTGCCGTGCTCTAGTAGATCTATTACTGCTTTAACACAGATAGGCGCCTGAGGATTCTTTTGAATGCTGTCGAGTGTGAATATACCCTTACCCTTATGACCACCAGAAGCTTTAATTGCCAAGTAGTTATTTACGTCACGGGAATACAAAGCCGCATATTCTGTGTCTTCCAGGACAAACTTTGTGCGCTTTTCCCACTTCTTACAAATACGTTCGTAATCATCTTCGAATAGCTCATCAACAATTGACACAAATCCATCGGTGTTTGCTGATATAACATCGATGCCTGCTAATTCTAGCTGCTCGATAAGCATGAGAAGTGATAGCTGGCCTGTCAATGTTACTGTCATCATTAAGTCAGGAGAATAAAGAGCTGACCATTTGGATCCTAGTTTGCCGAAGGATCCGTTGATAACGATCTTTAGTGATTCATTGACTACTTTATCGCCGTTCTTTTTTGCTCTCAAACGAGTATCAACAATTTCTTTGTACACAGCAAGAAAGGCTTTGCCCAAATGCTTAGGGAATAATTCCAGGTTTAGAATGATAGATGGGTAATATGAAGCAACGTCTTTATCAATTAGTTTTTGACCTTCTTCAGGAATAATGGGTTGCTTTTTCTCTGTCGAGTGTAGACCA